ATCGCGAGCGCGACGAGCGCGCCGCGGACGAACTCCTGGATGTTCTGCTTGTTGCGCTTGAAGATGTCGGCGAGCTCGTGCAGCCCGGTCGTGAGGTCCTTGACTGCGACCTTCGCGACCGGGTAGAGCGCCTTGCCGAGCTGGGCGGCGGCGTCGAGGAGCGAGCCGAAGAGCCGGCCGACGAGCTGCAGGGAGGTCTTGGCTTCGTTCATCGCGCCGGCGAGCTGGCCGGTCGCGGACTTCGCCTTGACGAATGAGTCGAACCAGCGGGCGGCGGCGCCGATCCCGTTGACCATCCACTGGGTGAGCGGGATCGCTGCGCGGCCGAGCACGCCGAGCGCGTCGAAGAGCTTGAGGGCGGCGCCGGAAAGGGTTGAGAGGGTGCGGGCGCCGGCGGCCATCAGAGGGCCGAAGAGCTGCTGGAACTGCGCCGAGCCGAAGTACTTGCCCCAGGCGGCGCCGGCGGCGCCGAGCGCATGCCCGAACTGGGTCACGGCTGTCGTGATCGCGCCGAGCGTGCCCGGGGAGAGGGCGGATTTCAGGCCGGCGGTGAGGCCGGGGAAGAGCGCGGCGCCGGCGGTCTGCTTCAGCTTGTCGAACCAGCCGTCCAGCGAGCGGACGGTGAGCACGAACTGCTGCTGCGACTTCTCGAGGTCGTCGAAGGCTTTCTTGTCGCCGCCGATCGCCTTGCCGACGCCCTGGAACGCGAGCGCGAGGGTGCCGACCGCGCCGGTCGCGGCGCCGGCGAGGACGGGGATCGCGGCCAACAGGCCGAGCGCGGCGGGCCCGGCGGCGGGGCCGAGCAAGGTGCCGCCGGCGATTGCGCCGCCCATCACGCCCATCCGGCCGAAGCCGGAGCCGAACGGGCCGATCCCGACGCCCGCCAACCGGGTCTTCTCGAGCGAGCGGTTCGTCTCCTTCGCGTTGCGGTTGATCGACTGGAGCTTTCGGTCGATCGCGTCGCCGGCCGCGGTCGTCTCGGCCGCGTTCGTCGAGTCGAGCTTGACCTGCGCGAGGTGATGGGATGCTTCCATCGCGGCCTTGCCGACGCTGCCGACTGACCGCTCGATCCGGTCGGCGATCTCGCGTGACTTGGCGCCCTGGCCGGCGTCCAGCTTGACCTTGTTCAGCTCGATCTCCGCGATCCGTGCGACGGCTGCGACCGCGTCGAGCGCGTGCTGAACCTCATCGCCGGTCCGTTTGGCCTGGCGCATGTTCTTCTCGTACGGGCCGAGGTTCGCCTCGAGCTCGAGGACCGCCTTCCCTAGAGATTCGGCCACTCAGCTCACCGCCTTCGGGACGTGCTCGACCTGGATGCCGATCGACGCGAGGTCGGCGGCTGTTGCTTTCGCGGGCTTCACGTCGGCGCCGAGCACGGCGAGGAGCCGGCTTAGCGTCTCGCGGTGGCCGCGCGCGTCCATGTGCGGGACCGAGGCGGCCTCGATCGCCGCGAGCTGCTCGCGCGCCTCGAGCTCAGGCAGCGCGACGGCGAAGGTGCGGATCACCCACGCCGGGAGGTGGAACCATGCTTCCGGCTCGCCGCCGTAGAACCGTTGGAGGCGCGGGATGAGCCGGCCGTAGTCCGGCGGCGGGCCGGCCGGTTTCCCTCTTCGCTGCCGGGGTCGGGGATGTCGGAGCTGACGCTGACCGACCAGGTCGCGACGATCATCTCCCGCTGCGGGTTCTCGAGGCCGGCGACGACCGCAGGCTCGATCTGCGGCGTCAGGATCTTCAGCAGGTCGACGAGCGCCTGGTCGAGCTCACGCTCCTGCGCCGCCGTCCTCGCGGCGAGGCGCTTCAGCCGGTCGACCGTCTCGTTGCGGTCGAAGATCAGCTGGTACTCGTACGGGCCGAGGTCGTTCATGCCCTGGAACGGGTAGCTGCGCCCCTTCGGGTGCAGCTTCGAGACGATGTGGACCGTGTCGCGTGCCTTCACGATCGTGGAGATGTTGAGCAGCTCCGCCATGACTGTGACGCCTCCTACTGGTGGGGGTCTGTGTCTAGTTCAAAGCTGATGCCGAGCCGTTCGCACTCGCGCTGGAACGCGTCGAGTTGGCGGGTCAGCTTCCGCGCCTGGCGGCGGTGGTGGCTCTCGGCCTGCTTGTTGGAGCGGGCGGAGTCCTGGAGCGCCTGTGCCGCGCCTCGGAAGGCGGCGGCTGTGGCAGCGTCGTCAGGAGCCATCGGTGTTAGGCCGTCTGCGCGGAGTACTTGCCGAATCCGAGCGTCGGGTCCTCGATCGCGGCGAACTCGCAGGCGAGCCCGGACGGGGACGCCTTCGCGTAGACGATCGCCGGGTTGCCGGCGTTGTAGACCATCGGCACGCAGTACTGCGCGCTCAGCACGTCGTTGACCGGTGAGACGCCGCGGAGCACGAGCGCGAGCGTCTTCACGGTGATCCCCTGCAGGAGCTGGAAGTCCTTCGTCGCCGGCGGGCCGGTGACGGTCGTGACGACCTGGTCGCCGAGGATCTTCGCGTACTGCTCCGGCGTCAGGTCGACGATCTCGAACGCGATCTTCAGGCCTTCGGCGGTGCGCCAGATCTTGCGGATCGCGGTGCCTCCGGCCGGGGTGAACGTTCCTTCGGTCGAGTCGTGCGTCACGGTGACGCCCTTCTCGTCCATGCTCTTGGTGCCGTAGGTGCCGAGCTGCGTCCAGGACGCGGACGGGGCGACGTTGATCACCGGGAAAACGGTGCCAACGGGCCCCACCCACGCTGTGTACGGCGAGCAGATGATTTCGAACGGCGCCGCCATGGTCAGACCTCCTCAGTTGTTTCGTTCGGGGTCTCGGCGTCGTCGCCGAGAACGGGCATGTCGGCCGCGACCTGCGCGGGGGTCGGTTCTGCGGGCGGAGGCTCGGCGGGCGGGAGCGGCTCCGCCAGGTCGGCGAGCTTCCCCTTCGCGTCGGCGACGGTGATGTCGGCCCAGTCGCTCTCGGCGAGCTGCTCGGCGAGCTCCGCGGTCACCTCGCCGGTGCCGCCGCGCGGGATGACCTGGCCGCCGCCGACGTCGAGCAGATGGCTGGGGCCGTCGTAGCGGATCGTCACCGTCTCAGCGGTCGAGGCGGGTGTCGCGGGGGCGGTCGGGGCGGGCTTCTTCGGCGTCATTCGGTTCGCCTTCTTTCAGGGGAGTTGGAGGACTGCGACGGTCAGGCCGACGACGTCGGACAACGTGACGCCGACGTCGTGGTTGGGGTCGTCGAAGAGGTCGCCGGCGAACGGGCCGATCAGGACGTCGCCCGTTGTCGCGGGCACGGGCACGGTCACGTCGGCGACGGCGATGCCGCGTACGACGGCGCCCGTCTGAACGGTGACGGTGCAGACGCCGGCGCCGGTCTTGCGGAAGTAGAGGAGCGTGCGGCCGTCGTTTCGGAGCATGAACCGGTCGGTCGTGGTCAGGCCGGCGTTGAAGACGGGCGTGATGCCCGCCTGGTCGGTCCGCTGCGGGTTGAGACGGATGTCAGCCAATTCGGGTCCTCCTGTGGGATGTGAGGGGAAGGGTCAGGCGACGGCGACTTCTGCGACCAAGACCTGCCAGGACGCGAGCCCGACGGGCCATTCGCTCGTGGGGTCTCTGGCGAGCGTGCCGCCGGACGATTCCTTCGCCCAGTGCACGAGCACCGTCGCGGCCACCTGGCGGTTGATCCGCTTCATCGCGGCCTTGACGTCGAGGTAGACGAGCCAGGCCTCGTTCAACGTGGCGCCGTAACAGAACGCGTCGACGCGGACGTCGCCGTATTGCTGGTAGCCGCGGCCGATCGCGCCGCCGCCGGCAGGCGAGATCACGACGCAGGCCCTCGGCATCGACACGGTTTCGGCTGGCGGGAGCTCCTTGTTGAAGACGCGTGTGCCGACGCGGGCGGTCAGGGCCGCGTCGGCCTTGAGAAGGCAGTAGATCGCGTTGAGCGGGTCGGGCTGGCTCATGCGAGGTGTTCCTTGATGCGGGCGGCGAGCGTCGGGAACGCCCGGTCGCCGGCGGGGCGCAGGAACGGCCTCGCGAATTCGTGGACGGTGCCTTCCTCGTGGAAGAGGCCGTAGAAGCCGAGCGTCCTCGTGGTGCCGAACCGGCCGGTCACATGCGCGCCGGCGACCGTCGCGTCTTCGGTGACGATCCTCGACTCGAGCATCCCGGTGCGGTTGACCCAGAAGTGCGAGACGCTCGCGTCCGCGGCCGCCTCGGCCGTGACGTCGTCGATCGCTGCGCGCGCGGCCTCGCGCATCCGGGCGAGCAGCTGCTCGCCGTTCCACTCGACGTGCGCCCGGTTCGCCATCTCAGCTGATCCGTGTGAGGACGAGCTCGAGGCGGTCCGGGTAGGTGAGGAGCGCGTTGATCAGCATCGGGCCTTTCAGGATCAGGTCGCCGCGGTAGGTGACGTCGCCGACACGGTCGCTGTCGAGCACGTCGGTTCCGAGGGGCACCATCATCCGGCGGTCCTCGACGACGGCGATCGTGGTCGCGTCGACGGCGCCGCGCGCCGCCCGGTCCCAGGCCCGGCAGGGAAGGTCGGTCAGGTGGTCGACCCAGGCAGCGGCGCCGGGGTTTCCGTACTGGTCGTCGACCTCTTCGTTCCGCTCGATTGAGCAGCGGTGCGTGAGGCTGAGACGGGTCGAGACGAGGCTCATTTAGCGGAGCACGATCGAGTTCTCGGTGCGACGGACGACACCGTTCACGGCCGCCTTCTCGACATCGGTCAGCAGGAGCCCTGAGGGCGAGAAGCGGTTGTTGTCGTAGACCGTGGAGACGTCGCCGATCGTCTCGCGTGCGACAGCGCCGGGGTTCACCCACACTCTGACGACGGCCTCGAGCGTCGTGGCCTTGACGACGGCCGGGATCGTCTCGTAGCCGTGGCTGTAGACGACGGTCAGGGTGCGTAACGGGCCGAGGAAGCCGCGGCCGTAGCCGCCGGTGAAGAAGTAGCTCTCGCTGCCGGCCGGCCAGCTCGCGCGGACGAGCTCGTCGCCGTCGAGATACCAGGTGTTCGCGTCGAGCACGGTCTCGTCGATCGCGACCGATGTGACTGCGGTGACGGGCCGCTGTGGGAGCCGGAACCGTTCGCCGACGACGCTGCGCGTGACGAGCTCGTCGTCGACGACCTCCGCGATCGTCTGCGACGTCTCCGTCTGGATCAGCCCGGACGCGAGCGCGAGCAGGATGCCGGCCCGGGTGATCTCGTCGTCGGTGAGCGTGAGCCCGAGACGGGCGGCGAGCTCGTCACTCGATGCGAACTGCGTCACGCCGCTCACCTCCCGTTGCGGGTGAGGTGAGGCCGAGCCGGTTGCCCGGCTCGGCCCCGCTCCTCTTACGCCTTGTCGGCCTTCTTCGGCTTCGCAGCCGTGTCCGGTTCGTCTTCGGTGCGCACGATCTGAACGTCCTCGTCGACCTCAGCCGTTTCCGGCGTCTCGGTCTGCTCGGTCTCGCTCATCAGGTGACCGTCACGTTCGCGGAAGCGAGCGCGTCCGGGCGGGTGACCTTCGCGCCGTAGAGGTGCAGGCCGCGGACGCCGTCGCCGAACTGGGCCTGCAACCGCAGGGCCTCGGTCTCGACGATCTGGTCCGCGTAGGTCGTCGCCATCCCGTGGCCGGCGAGCACCGTGAACACACCGGCCGGGGCCGGAACCGTGTTCGACTCGAACACGTCGAAGCCGGCGATCCGCCCGACGAAGCCGGTGCGGAGCGCTGTCCCGCCGTCGGCGGAGGCCTGCGCGTTGATGAAGCGGGCGTCCTGGAGGAAGTACGCGTAGATCTCCGGCGGGACGACGCACCAGCGACCCTGGCCCGGCACGTTCGACTTCACGAGCTTCGTGCGGAGCGAGATCATCATCTTGAACGCGGTGTCTGCGGAGCTGACCGCGGTCGCGCCGAGCTTGTTCCCGGCGACCACGGCAGCCGCCATCGCGCCCGACAGGTACGTGTCGGTCGCAGCGGCGAGATTGTACGACGCGCCGAGCGTCGTCGCCTCGACGAAGCCGTTCAGTGCCTGCCGCTTGTCGATGTCGTCGACCGTGAACGCGTAGTACTTCGCCTGGTCGACGACGAGCGTGCGGTCGGTGTCCGTCAGCAGATCGAACGTGATGTTCGTGTTCTTGACGTAGTCGCGAACCGCGGGGTCGGCGAACGACACGATGTGCACCGTGTCACCGGCCTGCGCGATCTCGCCTTCGTAGTCGCGGTTGATGACGCCCTCGCCGCCGTAGACGAGCTGGGCGCGGAGCGCGATCAGGAGCTTCGAGCTCCAGATCTTCGGGATGAAATTGACGATCGCCATTCGGGGTTCTCCTGTCGGGTGGAGCTAGCTCGAGCTCGAGCTAGCTGCCGCCGGCGAGGACGTTGGTGAGACGGCCTTCGGCCATCGCCTTGTCGATCTCGCCGGGGCTCATGGTGTCGAGCGCCGCCTTGGTGAGCTGTGTCGCTCCACCGTTTTCGCGTGCGCCCTGGTCCGCTGAGCCGCTGCTGCCGCCCTGCGTGTTGCCGACGTGCGCCGGGTTCGCCTCGAGGAACGCCTTGACGGCCTCCTCGACGCCGGTGACCTGGCCGTCGTCGCCGACAGTCACCGCATCCGTGGAAATCAGCTTGTGCATGTGCTCAGGCGTGATCGCCTTCTGCGCTGTCGCCTGCGCGAGCACGGCGGCCTGGATCAGCCGCTCGTTCGCGGTCGCGAGCGCGGCCGCCGCGGAGGCCTTCTCTGCTGCGGTGGCGCTCTCGGCTGCAGCGACGCGATCGTTGGCTTTCTCCAGCTCGGTCTGGCCTGCAGCCTTCAGCTCGGCGAGCTCCTTCGCCGACGCCTTCAAGGCCTCGTAATCGGCGGGCGGGTCGGACTTCACGCGGGCGACGCGCTCCTGGACGATCCGGTCGAGCTCGGCCTGCGTGAACGTCTTCGGCTTCGCGGCATCGGCCTCTGCGGCTTCGCGCGCAGCCTTCTCTTCCTCGGTCTCGTCGCCGCCGCGGATGATCGGGATGACCCGGCCCGCGTAGATGAATGCCTGCCCGGTCGCGAGCGCGTCGCGCTCGCGTGCCGTGAACGTTCCAGCCGTTGTCGGCGTCATCGTGCTTCCTCCTGTGAGTTGTCCGACGCGCCGTGAGGGCGTCGTGGGCGTTACCAGGGGCAGGGGTGGATCGAGCGTGCCCGCGGCCGCCGCGTCGCGCGGCGTTTCAGCTCGACGGTTCCGTACTCGTCCTCTTCGTCGTCCTCGAGTTCCGGCTCGTCGTCGGGCTCGTCCTCGATCGGCTGCCAGACCATCAGCACTCGCACGCCGTCCTGTTCGAAGCAGAGAACGCCGCTCGTTGTCACGCGATCAGCCGCGGCCCGACGTTCGACCATGAGTCGGCCATCAGCCGCGGCCCGAGCTCGGGGTCGTTCTCGACTCGGACGACGGTGCCGATCGAGGCGACGGCGTGGTCGCCCCAGAGCGGTGAGACGGT